CTTCAGCTAAGCCTTCGGTTTATGCAGGTGTCCAGCATTCGCGCTTACCGGTTTGGCTGGCACAAGATTGGCGATGGAGATCAGTTTGCTGAGCAGTTTGGCTCAAAGCCTTTTGACGCTTACGGGGAACCAGTCGTTAAGCTGGCGCCGTACACCGGCCCGCAAACCGTGGAGCCGGCTGGTATGACGGCATCGTTTGGCCGCAGTCGAGTAGAGCCGTTTAATAGAGAGCTTTTTGCAGCTGGCAGCAATATGGAGCGATTTGGCAGGCGATCTGGCGGCAACCCCTATATGTGGGATGGCCTGCGCATTGGTGAGCTGATGCCGACGATACCGGAGGGCTTTGATCCAGCTGAGTACGGGGAGCCATGGGTATCTTATCGCGTCCGTGAGTTCTTGATGGACGGCTTTGAAACCTTCAAGAGTGAGTACGAGCTTGAAAACTTCAGGGCCAGAATGCGAGTGCGCAACAGCTACGTGCCACGGCCACCGGATCAAGAGCTTGCACCTGTAGGGATGGATCTTTGCGATGTGGGTGTGCCCAATGTGGCCCTTGGCGTTCACTACATTTTGCCGGATGGCAACGCCGACCAATACCGAAAAGGAGCGCCACACTGATGCCGGATATTTCCCTGATGCCGCTCTCAGGCATGAACACCGAGGCAGAGGATGCCGAGCTTCACCGTGGCGGGAGAAAGCCCTATCACTTTGTACGTGATGCCGTAAACGTAGATCTGACGCCGGCTGGCAAAGCTGAAATGCGCTCCGGAGTGCGCCGGGTGACAGCTCAGCCCCTCCGCAACCTATGGCAAAGCCCATTGCACGGGGATACGTTTGCCACACTTGGCGACCAGTGGGTGAAGGTCGATATGACAACCTGGGCCAGTGAACCGCTTGCGACCATTGGCGAGGGAGATACTTGCCACGAGGTAATCAACAACCTTGTCGTTGTCGCTGGCCCTGCTGGTCTGTTCACGTTCAATGGTGCCAAGGCCGAGCGCTTAACGATTGATACGCCACCGGCCCCGCTTGTTACGTCAGGTTCCGGCTCACTGATGGCCGGCAAGTACGGTTTGGCCGTGTCTTGGCTGCGCGATGGTCAGGAATCCGGAGTATCCGAGCTGGCACAGGTGGATCTTGAGGATGCGACGAGCCTTGAGGTGGCGTTTCCGATGATTCTCGANCCGNCGATAACNGGAATNCGNCTTTACGTGACAAGTCACAATGGTGGTGAATTGCTCAGGCAGGGCGATTACTCAGCCAGCACACCTGTGACCAGTATCGTCGCGCCGCCAAAGCTGGGAACCGCCGCGCAGTTCCGGCACTTCTCCCCAATGCCCACCGGCAAGTACATGAAGTATTGGCGAGGCCGCATTGTGACAGCCAAGGCCAACGTGCTGCGCTTCTCTGAGGCACTGGCCTATCACCTTCACGACGAGCGCCATGCGTTCGTGCTGATGCCGCAGAGGATTACATTTGTAATTCCGGTCAATGGCGGAATTTGGATAGGCCAGTCGGATCATGTGGCGTTCCTGCAAGGAACCAAACCGGACGAGCTAATCATCGCGCATAAGGCCTCCCGAAAGCCGGTACCTGGCAGCGCCATACTGGTTGATTCGGACGCGCTTGATGGTGAGCTGGCAGGAGGTGGTAGTGGTGCGGCTATGTGGCTGGCAGAGAACGGCTACATCGTCGGTACCGCAGACGGGCAACTTCTGGAATTGCAGAAAGGCGTGATAGGAGGCGTGACCGCAGAGCAGGGCACCTCTGTAGTGTTGGATCGACGGCTATTGACGGCGGTAGTGTGAGCAGGCCCGATTCGGGAACAAAGACAGCTGCGCAATAGCGCAGTATAGGAAACTCAGGAGAACACCTATGACTATGCGCAAAAAGCTGGCTAACGCCATGTTGAACAAGCAGTACGAAGTGACCGAAGAAGGTCTTTATTTTCCGGGCCAGGGCGTTTCCGCTAAGGGCGAATACTTTGACCGCATTAACGGCGGCGACTGGATGCGCACCGAAAACCTGATTGTGGATGAAGGTCTGGCGCACATTCTGAACGTGGCGCTTGGTAACACGCCAAAGCCTGCGGGACAGTACATTGCACTGTTCAGCGGTACTGCGGCACCGGCTGCAAACTGGACGGCTGCAAACTTCGCCACCGTTGCCTCTGAAATCGTGAGCATGACCGAGGGCTACACAAGCCCGACCCGTCCGGAATGGGTACCGGTCAATACCAACGGAAACTCCATCGACAACATGGTCGCGGTTGCCAGTCTGACCATGGCGACAAGCTCGCAACTGAACGTGACCGGCGCGGCACTTCTGACCAACAGCACCAAGGGCGGCACGACCGACGTACTGATTTCAGCGACCAAGTACGCGGCTGCTCGGGTGTTTCAGGACGGCGATACCTATGAGGTTGGCTATCGGCTTAGCCTGACTGTGTAAGCGATGCACCAGCCGCGCCCTCACGGTCTTATGGCCGTGGGCGGCGAGCCATCGAAGGATGATTCGGCTTTAGTCGAAGCTCTGGCTCGTCGCCTAACCAATATGAAAGACCTTTCCGGCCTTGATAGCTTGCGGATGGTGCGTTCACTGCCGGACGGCGGTTACGTTATTGCGCAGAATATGGGCGGTGTTTTTCGCTGTATCACGCATAAGCCAGACCCCGAAAAACAGGAGCCACCGTTTGACGGCGTGGCAAAAGACTTTATTCCGGCTCTTTTCTCGGGTGTAGTAACAAAATCCGTTCTACAGCCGGAAGAAGGCCTTAGTATGAGGCTTACCCAGGGCACGAGGCGCAGGCTTGGCGGGTATGACCCGAATAACATGGTGAAGGAGAGGGTAAAGCTCCAGCGGTTTCGGATCGAGTACGGCACAAAGTTTTTTGAATTTAAGCCCAAGAAGCCGACAGTCGTCTTATACACTCAGTACGCGCAACAGCGGCCTACGTGGTACTCCGGAGCCATGGCCGAGGTTATGCAAATCGTTGGCGGTTACGGTCGGCAAGACTTTGACTCACTTCCGGAAGATCCAGTAGAGCGAGCCAGAATCATCCTCCCTAACAAGATCTTGGCCGAGGTTCAGTTGCAAATGAGCAACGTCCGACTGCCAGGATATACAGGAATGCCAAACAAGGAAGGTGAGTTTCTTTACGATTATAAGTTCACTGAAACGAACGCGGTAGGCTTTGATATCACAAAAAAGCCGTGGCTACTGCGAGTTGATGTCAGTGGCGTTTATGCAATGCCTTTACCTATAGTTCCCGCCACTACTACGCCGGCTTTCCGAGAATACATGGAAGAAGTAGGGGATGAAGAAGTAATAGCGATCCTTGACCGGTTCGGCGGTATGCCGTCCGGCGAGAGCTTTCCTAACCGCCCCGAGGACTTTCAGGCTTGGCGCAGGGCAGGAGTAATTATAAAGGTTTGCGATACAGACGACTTTTACAGTCACATCGCGTATTCCAGTGCTTGCGGCTGGTCTTTCAATCTGCGTGGCGATGAAGCCTGCAACACTTGTTACGAATACGATTATGAGGAAGGGCTTGGCTACGGCATGGCTTATAAAATGAGCCTTGAGCTACTTCCTGCGCACAATGACGGGAAACTACCGAAGTCTTTTGATCTTGATGAGATTGACGATGCAAAAATGCTCAGTGCTTATCTGGCAGCTCTGTATCAGCGCCTTGCTGACAACAGACCAAGGAGCCTCGCAATCAAGTACAAGCTACGCAGGGTTCCGGTAGAGGATATTTTAACCCGTGCCGGTGACAGCTTTAGATCCATGGGGTCAGAGATTGATTATTGGGACAGCCTTGAGCTTGAGCCTATAGCTGGCCATTCAGGCAACACTACGAAGTTTTCTGAGGGCTGGCTTTATCACCCTGCTAAATTTATGTTTCAGCCTCAGATCAAGTATCCAGAGCCGTTCGAGGGTGGCTGCATCTCTCACAACTTCCTTCCGCTCATCAATGGTCGCAATAAAGAAAGTTACCCGACCTGCGACACCATAATGTTCTGCTATTACATTGAGAACTCCTTAAAAGTCGTTAAGTATTTTCGGGATGGCCGCAGCTACCAGCGCACCGTTGAAAGCGATTACGAGCCTTGCATGACCGTTGGATCATGGACAAAGGTTGAGTCAGGTTCCAGGTCCACTATCCATGGAAATTTCTACACGAGCGATATTGATAAGCGATTAACGGTCACGCCGAGAGAGACAACAACAAAAATGGTCGGCAAGAATCTAGGTTATGACAAAGAGCCATACTTCGCTTTTGACGGACCATTCTACATGCAAGGAACGGTAATGAGAAACCGGTTCTTTTCCCGCGAAACCGAGTGGCACACAACAGAGGGTAAATCTCTGTCCGTATGCGTTTGCATACCTTATCTAAATAGAAATGCCGTGATACACGGCGAAAAACAAAGCACATCAGCTGAGTCAAACGGTAAGTCTGGCAAAAGATGGTCGGTTCGAGATCCATACAGCTACAGAATGTGGACTTACGACTTCGTTTTTCACTGGCTTTTTGCCCCAAAAGTAAGGAACGGTAAGCCATCACCGAAGGATGGTGTTCCCGTGTGGGCCGAAGTGGAGAACTATTCGCCAGGCCCATGCTCGGACTTTGCCGATCAAGGTTCATGGATTCAAGGTATGCCGTCTGACATTACCTGGCTCGTCCATCCAAAGGCAAACGAATGGTTTATGAGTGGTGGCGGCGGCGCGCCTCCGTACAAGAATTACAGCTTTCGTGAGACAGGGCCAGGGACAGGG